AATCGGTTACTTTTGGTTTTTAACATATTCAATCTCTCGGCCTGTTCATGTATTTTAGACTTCAGGTTTGGAGTGATAAGTGTTGCTGCTACTTCCATCTCCAAACCTGTGCCTTTACAATGCTCAACTATTGCCTCAAGATAAGTGTAATCCGTTTTCGCCACTAGAGCCTCAATCTCTAGTGTGAACTTCATCATCTCATCTTTTGTTGGCATTATTTGTATGAAACCTTTACACCACCAATTGTTCCTGGTGCATCAAATTTCCAAGATTTAATTTGTTCTTGTGTGATGGGCGACATTGTTGGATACTGATTAACTTGAGACAAATCAATGGGTTTTACTGTTAATGCAGCGATTTGTTCCGGAGTGAGTGCAGGAATACTTTCTGTAGTCAAACCACCAAATGGCCATCCGTTGTTAGGCAAATGGTCCATTGAGAACTTATCTTGATGTATCTGTGTTGGATTTTGCACCAATTTATCTTTTGATGCATAAAAATCATTGATCTTCTCAACACAATCAACTCCCAAACTTTGTTCTGCTGACTCATCTTCCCAGTCATCATCATCAACACCTAATTCACCAATCTGACCTTCAATATCATGATTAGTTGCAATCAAGAAATTTCTAAATTCATTAAAAATGATATCTAGATCATAATCAGGTTCAGCACGAAAGCGAACTTCTACATGCTTACCTTCATTGTCATAAAAACTAAAATTATAATTTACACGTTCATCGTCATGATATACGCCACCAAGTTTATTCATACTATATCTCCTTAATAATTAAAATTTATTTACGACCGTTTGCTGCTGCATGTGCTATACAAATAGTATCATAATTCTTTGCATATGAACACCGTACGGTCAGTGGATCAATACCTTTAGTAATGGCGCTTTCAATATTTGATGCCATAAGTTTACGTTCATTCATTTCGTAAATGCCTACGGCAGCAACAATTGAGAGTGCCACCAATGTAATCGCAAAAGTTGTTACATGATGCAATCCATTCTGTTTCACTTCTTCCATAACCACCTTCTCCTTTTTGCTTGAAATCATGTATTCCTCTTAACTCTATTATAAAAAATATGTCTGCCAATATAAGCAGTTCGTCTCATGTTACTCCAAGTAGGTTTCACATAATCTGCATGAAAAAATAATGCACCTTTAGTTGGATCTTCAAACTCATTTGTGTACAGATAAAATCTCAATGCTAAGTCAGTAATATCATTATACAATGCATTGTTACTTATTGTCAAGAGTTTTTTACGTGCCGCAGATTCACAATACCATGAGAACTGGCAAACATTACCTGATTTTTGTTTTACCACTCCACAATAACTTGTTGGATAATTACCATTCATCATTCTATTGTGTGTGACGAATGCTACACCAAGTTGTCCTTCTCTAGGTTCTTGGCCTGCTTCAAAATACATGTTCTGTGCAAGGCATTCAACTTCTTTCCTTGCTTCTTTCGATAAGTCTTGCAGTTCAACATTCATCTTAGTCGGCACAACAATCTGCGCCATAGATTGACTAAAGAATAAAATGAGACTGGCAAATGCGGCACATAGTGCCAGTGTTAGATAACGCATAATTTCTCCTTTTGAAGTTGGAAAAAATCTGTAGACAGACCTTTTCCTATTCTCAATTACAATTTTTGCTTTTTGAGTTTTTGTGAAATTTTTTGACGAGATTCTGGGCTATGTTTCTTACCCGTCATTGGGTTAAACTTTCTCTGTTTTGCTATTTCAGAGAGTTTATTTTTGGTTTCCTGTGTGTGTAGTTTTCCTGTAATTTGTTTACGTGATTCACGCATCTTTCTTTTTGTCTCTTCACTATGTTTTCTTCCTTTGAAACCAACATTGTTTTGAGAAATAAGAATTTTTGTTTGTTCACTTCTTCTAATTCCAGTTACATTTGGTGGTATACCGCCACCTGCGGCTATGTTTAGTCCTATATTTTTTTTAGGTCGTAATTCTTTTTCTATTTGTTTACAAAATTCTTTCTCACCACAAAGAAATACATCTAATATTTTACCTTCTAAGAAGCCCATTTTCTTAGAATGTTCCTTCATTCGCCTATTTACATTATTACTGATACCAACATACCCTTGACTGTTTATATCGGTATCTTCTGGATTATGAATCCAATATACTACATATTCGTTTATCATACACTCTCCTATAAAATGTTTAGAAGTGTGTGTGTGATGTGTGTATTCTTATTTAGTTAATTTAATCCCAAAGGCCTTGGTAATACTTGCCAAACAAGCGGAATCCATTCTCCATTCGTTGACATTCTTCCCAAGATGCTGCCCAATTGGCATCTTTCACTTTCATTTCAAATGCAAATATCATTTCATCCATTATCCAATCCCATCGGGCATGAACATCATTTATGCCTTCTCTTACTTTATCCTCTTCATAAAAATCAAAAGTAAATTGAGGTTCCCAATCTTCGGTAGTTGTGCCACGAAGGTGTTCTGGCACATCTTCCATTTCTACGAATGGTGAACCGTGTTTTGTTTCCTTCAACTGCTTCAACATTGGTAGAATGATATCTGCTAACGTGGAATCCATTGACCATGTATCATACCGATCAATCTTTACATAACTGATTCGTGGATGTACAAAGTCAAGAAAATCGTGCCATGCTACGCAGATTGGATTTAATCGTTTAGACCATTTCTCAATGATTGGTTCATTATAATCAATCTCACGCCAAAAGAAAACTTTCTCTAAGATAGTGTAAGGAGAAATCCAATGATGACGATAATTCGATTTATAGATTTTCATAATGTATAGAATTTGGTGGGAGTGTTTTGGTAATAAGGTACACTCCTCTTAAACCTCATGCTTGGGTTTTTAGGCCGCTAAAGCAAATAACTCATCGTTTGCAGTTATAGATTTTGCTTGATTAACGGTCATCGCCTACCGTGTTGCCTTCTCTACTATCTCACCCTGTCGAAGCCAAATTCATCCCCACTCAAGGTACTATTACGAATACCCTCAGTGGAGATGTCGGGGGTCGAACCCGAGTCCAGAATGCCTTCGCTTTGAAGGGATTACAACAATTCTATCTTATGTAATTGCCAGTGACAACCACATAAATGAACAGACACCAACCAAATCGTAATGCTATATCAAACCAGCGTTCGAAATGATCAAGTTTAGTTTTGTACTCTTTCTTCACTTCCATTTTGTCCATTTTGTCCTCTCAGTTCATTATCAAATTGATTCTTCATTGTAGCGTACCAACCCCAAGAACCAAAAAATGTTTTGCCTGGATTCGGACCTTTTTCTTTTAGGTACTCTTTGAACTTCTCATCGTATTCTTTTTCACTCATAATTATCCACCAAATTTAGATGCAGTTGTAAATTTTGCCGATCCCTTGCTAGTTCTACCTTTCTTCAAAGGATTGTCTGACTTAGGCTTTGTTTCTGTTTGATACGGTGAATCTGGTTTGTTATATCTTGTCTGGCCTACTGGTTTAGTCTTATCTTTACCTGGAAAACCTGTCGCATTCGTTCCATGTAGTTTAGCAGATTTTGTGTCATGATGGAAGATGGAATCTTGGTTATAATGCTTTCCGTGTTGTTTAATATCGTGCAATAATTGTTTACCATGTTCATCACCCTTGCCTTTAGCATGTACCAGAATCGACTTCTCTTTTTCACCCTCATAATGTCCTTCAACTTCTTTATGAGCATAACCCTGTGCGGTAAGTTTCTTCTTCAACTCAGCATGGTTTGCTTTGTTCTGCTCTGGTGTTGCTTCACCTTCTGGTCGATGTGCCGATATTACAGCATAATGCCGACCTTCTTGTGCGTGTTTGTGTAATCTTGCTAGTGGATTACCTTCGATTATATACTGTTTGAGTGATAGCATATTGCCCCCTATTTTAGGCATATTTATCAATATACTGCATTAGAGGTTTTCGATAATCATGAATCTGACGCTCAAATAACTGTGCCTCACCTTCACCAGTTGCAATCAATACTACTATATCATCAATCCACATTCCTGTCAACTCTGAAAACATCAAAGCATATGCGGTACATTGCATGAAGTAGTTTTGGATATAACTCTCTTCTTTTTGCTTGGCAGAAGTCTTAAAGTCAATCACCGATAACTTACCGTTCCACATACCAATCAAATCAACTCGGCCAGCAATTTTCAACTGATGTGAATATAGTGCTTGTTCTTGAGAATATACATCACCAAGTTTTTCATCGATGATTGGTTTGATCTTGAAAAACATTTCTTTCAAGTCAGGCATCATCATCGCATCATCAATGAAGTTCATGGTATTATTAATATAGTCCTCACAGATTTTATGAACCTTGGTACCACGATTTGCCGCTTTGGTCGATATCTTGTTTGCCTCTTCAGCACCAACACGTTCACGCCATTCCATGATTGCTTGTTTGTTGTAGTTACCAAGAACCGTAGTGATAGACTTATACTTTTCTCCTGTGGGAGTAACATAGAGTCTACCACTGTCGGTTGTTTCTGCTTTCAAGTCAAAGTCAAGTTGCGGCAACTTCACATGATTAAATATTTTCATTATGTCTTTTCTGAAAGATCCTCGAACTTCAATTTTGCTAAGATATAGTCTTTGACCAAACTTGAACGGACAATATCATCTGGTGTAAATTCGATTCTAGTGAATGCACCCATATGGTATGCAATGTCAAAGAATTTCAATAGACCCGATACATCGTTTTTCTTCTTGTTCAAATCAGTCTGTCTGTAATCACCACACCAGATAATCTTTGATTGATTACCGACCCTAGTCATTACAGTATCGATTTCTTCAAAGGTCATATTCTGCATTTCGTCAACAATAATAATGGCATTATCAAATGACATACCACGAATGAATGATGTTGAAATGAATTCAATATGACCCTGTTCTTCTAATCTATCCCATGCATCTCTGCGACCAAAAAGTGTTTCGCATATTTGACGATATGGTTGCTGATAAATGTCCATCTTCTCATCTATACTTCCAGGTAGATGTCCTATTTCTCTTGATTGTACTGCGGAGCGCACAACTATAATTTTCTCAAATGTATTACCTTTATCCAATACTTCTTCAATAGCTTTATATAATGCTGAAAATGTTTTACCTGTTCCAGCAACACCATGTAATGCTATAAAGTAATCTCCTTGTTTGTATGCTTGAAAAAATTTATTTTGGTTATCAGTTAGTGGTTGGAATGTTTTCATATCATCTAATCTTAACTTCAAACGATTAGTTGGTTTTGAAAAATCCAACGATTCTTCACTACTGTAAACCTGTTTTAGTGCCGCTTTACGTGCCATGAATGCTCCTTATATACAACAGCAGGTTAGCATTATATAATTAGTGCCCAAATTTTCCGATATGTTTTGTAACTAAATTTTGTGTTTTGATTTCTTTCATAGACTTGCGACCATGTGCATTAGCAACAGCAGACTGCTTATGGTTCTCGGCAACTTTGGATAGAACTTCTTTGAAACCGTCTGGTATTTTACCAGTGATTGATACACCAGAAACCGTTGATGTGGCTCCTAGCATTTGTTGAATATGTGGATTGTCTTTGAGGTATTGCTCACGTGCAGACATGCTCATGAACGCCTCAAATTCTTCGCCTGTTTCAGTGTTTACAAAATCATAGGTTGGCATAATTTTATTTAGTAATGTACCATTCTGGAACATCACGTTTTTTCCAGTTGGCTAAATGTGTCTTATTGTGTATATAGTAATTTCTGTATGATAGAATTGAATCATTTAATACCTTCACATCATCAGGCATAGCCGGCGTTGGTTCAGTGAAAGGTTTTTGTGGTATATTGTTAGGCAATCTAGCAAGGTGCATTTCTAGTTTGGAACACGCATGAACTTTACCATAACGATAGGTGTATTCGTCCATCAATGCTTGAAACAAAGCAAACAACCAGTCATAGTTCTTGTCCGATTGTCTTACCCATACAGCGCTCGGATGGTTAGCGTGAGTAGCAGAGTACAAAACGGTATCACGGTTATCGGCAAGAACATATATAGTTTTCTTCCTACCAGAAGGACTGACGCCAGTAGAAAGAACACCGTCAATAATACGGTGAGCAGTAGATAGAAGTTGAGCATATTCTAGGATCATTTTGACCACATGTTTATCGTTGTGCATCTCGGCACACTTATGAACATCATGGTGTAAGTAAAAAATATTCATTCTAGAAGCAAAGTAATTTACAATTAGTGTGACCAGAAGATACTGCTTGTTTTTGTTGTACCTGAATCTGAGTCAGTTCTTTCAGGTGCTGATATTTCAATTCTTGCTCACGTTTTTCCATCTCACGTTCAAGTTTTGCAATTTGCTCCAGTTGAACTTTAATCAAATCTGGATTAGTCAGACCTTGTGGATTAGCCACAGGATCTTTTAGTGTAGCAGTTGAACATGCCGTAAGCATGCTCAATAATAATAAAGGGATAATCGTTTTCATTTCTGATCCTCATCAGGTGTAAACTTATTCATAATATAAACAAAACCAATAAACTCAACAGCACCTCTTGCACCAACCATAGCAAGAAACGCCATGACAATCACTACCATGTAAAACTTTTGTCGTTCAGTAAATAATGCACTGTAAAAATTTGCAGAGTCAATTGCTTTGAGTGAACGATCTTCAAGCTCTGACCACTTCTTTGAAACCCAATTTGTAAATTTTGACATGATCACCTTAGAAAGAAAATGGGGCACGTGAATATCTTTTTCGACATTCATTGTTGTTTAATGATGAGCCTATGTCCAGCTGACGGCTACCACCCACGAAACTTTTATCATTCAGTGATTTCAACAACCTCGTCAATCACAGGTGCAACAGTCTCAACTGGTGCAGCAACTTTAGCAGGTTTCACTGCCTTGGCAGGTTTTGCTTTGAGACCAGTAAGCGACTTCACTGGTGCATTGGCAAGTTTTGCCTTTGATGGTTTTAGTGTTTTTTGACCGGGTACAAAGTCACCCGCACCAGCATCAACTAAGAACTGCTTGATAGCAGCAGGATTAGTCAACTGGTAACCAGTAACGATACGGCCATCTTTAACAACCTTCACGATGCCTTTTGTACTGGTTTTGATATGCCAGATGTAAGTGGACAATCGATAAGTGTAGATGTCATTACCGAGTTTGGACTCGATTTCATCTTTAGTAACAACTTCACCGGTTTGCAGCAAAGTCAACAGTTTAACGAAAGGTTGTAAATTGCCTGATTTGGTACGTGCCATAATATAAACTCCTAATTAACAATAGAAATAATAGTGTAACATGAAGGTTGCCATTTGTCAAGCCTATCATAACACCTCATTTTTGCGACCGAGACTTGCCGGATTCATACCTTCGGTAACATAAACATAATTACCTTTGTGTAATGGTGCCGTACAAGTTGCTACATGATCCACAATCTCACGGTCGCTAGAATTGAGTTTGTGGTAATCTTTCATAATACCAGTTTTTGTCAGAGCACCTTTAACGGTGTCTGGTAAAGATTCTGCTCGTACAATGTCACGTGGCACACGGTATGTGAACACGGACTTTTTCTGAACCTTGACCTTGGTAGGAAGGAACTTGGCGCCAGAAGGTAACGGTATTGAATTGACAGACCGTTCAAAATCTTGATGGTCTTGCAATTGTTTTTTTGTTACTTTCTTTTTCTTTGATTTGTGGTAAATTTTTATCATCATAACAACACCATTATATCAGGTAGTGATACCTTTGTCAAGAGGCAAGTTTATTCTTTACCTTAGTAATATGTTTGCATTTACTGTGGTATTTAAAACCAATGCAAGGACAGGAATAGTGTTCTCCTGACAATGTTATAATATATTCATCATTTTTGGAACCTTTGACCTTGAACTTGCGGATGGTTGTTGTTGAACCGTTAAGTATTTTCAAATCAACAACATTTGCAAGATTGATAACTGACACAGGAAAGTTCTTGTTGTCAGTTTGTAAACAAAATTCGTTAGCATTTAACCAACGGTATGGATTGACCACGACTCCATCAAACTTGACGGAACCAGTGTAATATTGACAATTTATGGAAATTGTTGAACCGACAATAGGCAAAGTTTTCATAGTATTACCATTATACTAAAAAACCTACCTATTGTCAAGTGGTGTTGTATTTTTACAACAATATTATGAGTACAGTTTGACTATGATAACTCCTGACCCGCCATTACTACCAGCGTTTCTTGCAGTTGAGTGTCCGCCACCGCCACCGCCTGTGCTTAGTTCACCGTTTTCTCCAATAGTTCCGGGCATGTAACCTGCGTTTCCGCCACCACCAGAACCACCTAGACCACGATTTGCTGCAGCTGTTGTTGGAGCACTTCCTCCAAATGGTGCAATTGCATAGTGACCTCCGCCACCACCGCCTGAATAGAAAACAGTGTTACCACTTATCGTTGAAGATATTCCATCACCACCTTTTCCACCAGCAGCAAATTCTTGTCCTAAAGTTGCATCAAAACGTCCGTCACCACCTGATGCACCACCGCCACCGCCGCCACCTGCGGCTGCTAATCCCTGTGTTAACCAAAAAGGATCATCACGTCCAGTAAAGCCACGACCACCACTATTTCCTTGATTGAAAGGTGTAGTAGATGCAGAGAAAGGATCATAGTTTCCTGCGCCACCTGTTGCACCAGTCCAAGTACCAGCAAGAGATGATGGAGCGACAGCAGGACCATTATAACCACTACCACCGCCACCACCAGAACCGCCAGACATTCCTGGTAATCCGTTACGATTTGGAGCTGCGGGTCCGTATCCTCTTCCACCAGAACCACCTCCGGATGCCCATGCTGAAAAACCGGTTCCCGGTGATGAGTTCCAAAACCCCGAATTGCTTCCATTAGCGTTGACAGGAGTACCTTCACCAGTTGCACCGGCGCCAACAAGAAAAGTAAATTCTTGATTTGTTGATATAGTGAGTCCTGAGCCAATTCTAAATCCACCACCGCCACCGCCACCGCCAGCTGCGCCGACAACTACAGGAGAACCCTGCCCATTACCACCACCTCCACCAGCGACAACAAGATAATCCATTTTTGTTAAACCTGAAGGTATGATTATTGTATTAGCACCAGAAAATCTATGTAACTGAATACCTTCAAATTGACGATACAGTCTTATAGCGACAAGTCCTGAACCTCCAGCACCGCCACCAGAAAATAATGGACCACCTTGTCCACCACCACCACCACCGCCGCCAGTATTATTTGTACCATTCTGAAATGGGTTAAAGGTATTATCTGTGATACCGTACCCACCACCATCATAGGCAACACTAGATCCTCTGCCACCTGGAGTAGCAGTCGGAAAATATCCACCGCCACCACCGCCACCACCAAAACCAGCAGGAAATCCTACTATAGAAGTCTGTATTCCAAAGCCGCCATCTCCACCTATTCCTGGCGCAGGAACATTTCCATTTTGACCAGCACCACCTGCACCACCACCGCCACCTGCACTAAGTAAATCAAACGGTGATGTATTTGCTGCACCACGACCACCAGATGACCCTTGAGCAGGACCGTTTACTCCTAATGCAGGAGCAGTAAATGGCGCAGCGCCGGAATCGTCACCTTGTTGAAATGACAGTCCTGCATTTCCTGAAAAACCAGGACTAGCTGGATTTGTTCCCGAGAACGAACCACTTCCACCACCAGAACCTCCAGACCTTCCTGCATTACCTGCAACAGTCGGGCCAGAACCACCACCTCCGCCGCCGCCATATCCATACACCGTACCAAAACTTGTACCCGAAGGAGTAAAAGTAAACATTAATCCACCCGAAGGATTTGCTGGACCAAAAGAAACTAAAGTATTAGAACCGTTTGAACCTGCAGCCGTTACGGTGGCAGCACCGCCTGCACCACCTGCACCAATAGTGACAGTGCCATTCAATGTAGGTGCTCCTGCTCCAGGCCATGCAGTACGAACAAAGTTAGAATATGATATGCCACCGCCACCGCCGCCACCTGCACGGCCACCTCCACCTCCACCGCCGCCACCAACAATCAACCACGACACACCATAAACACTTGAATCTACGCTAAATGAACCTGAGTTTGCAAAAACCAATGTTGTATTATTTGGTCGTTGATATCTTAGTATGACGACTCCAGAACCTCCAGCACCACCAGTACCTGCCACAGAAGGTGTATTACTACCACCCCCACCTCCACCACCTCTATTTGTTGTTCCCGCAAGGCCTGTTCTACCACCACCTTGTCCACCACCAAAAGCAGTAGAGTTAGTAAAGAGAACAGGAGAGTTATATGTTGAACCTCCACCACCGCCCGCATAACCTACAGCTGTTCCTGTAATTGAATTGTTTAATCCGTCACCACCTTGAGAATTACCAGGAGCAGGTGTATCATAACTACCGCCTACTGCTCCAGCACCACCACCGCCTCCAGAGCTTCCAGCAAGGGTAGGTGTTCCAAATCCACCATTATTGCCTTGACCTGGTGTGCCTAAATTTACTGCTTGTGTTCCACCTGTTCCTGGAGTCTGAAGTGGAGGATTTCCTCCACCAGAACCACCACTTGCTCCACGAAGTGACGCACTTGGAGTATTAATGCCATATCCACCATAACCACCACCAACAAAATCTACACCGAAAGCATTAGTGTTGGTGCCATTAGCACCAGCAGCGCCGCCTGCACCAATAGTGAATGTATAGGTGATGCCAGGAGTAACCGCAAAACCTGTAGATGATCCATATCCACCTGCACCACCTCCACCACCTGCTCCACTTCCGTTAGGAACTGCGACAAATCCATTAGTTCCAGAACCACCTCCACCGCCACCAACAACTACATAATCAACCGAAGTAACTCCATCAGGTGTTACCCAATCTCTAGTGTATGTAAAAGTTTCTACTACATTATATACAGAGAGTGGTGTTAATGGTAATGGTTTTTGTCTGAATCCATATGACGCAAGTGAACCTGCACCTAATGATGCTAAAATTGGCATAGTTTACCCGATTCCAAATATAGTGTTACTAGCAATCACTGTGTATTGATTTGCCGCAGTTTTGAATACTGAGTAATTAAAGAGTTGAACTTCTGGATATGATGCAGCTAAAGAGAAAAAAGCTGGACGAGTATTTCCTGCATAAATTATATTGTTACCCGTAAACGAACCTGCTTGATTAGTCAACACACTAAAACCAGAAATCACAGTACCATCAATAAAAAGATTTGCTGTGTGACGATTTAGACCGTGCTTAACAGCTATGGCTACAGAAATACTTTGTCCTGTTTGAATAATAGAATCAAACGTATTTCTTGAATTTGCACGAAGATTGAATGAGAGATTTGCAGTAGAGTTTGCACCGAAGAAATAGACAGTATTATTTGCAACATCAATATTAATGGTTCCACCTGGACCAGAACTAGATGTGTTTACATTAGCAGTCTCATTTACTCGGATAGTTGAAAATGCTAGATTTGAGGTCTGACTGATGTTAGTGTTCGTTACTGAGCCCGGACCTAAAGCATCTGCAAGTATTCTTGTTAATGGCATAATTGTCTCCTATTTCGTTATTTATACAAACAGGAAATCAATTAAACCACTATCCTTTGAGAAGTTGTTGCGTAGATTCGTTCTGTTGACTTTCACCGAAATCGTGGACAGATAGTTTTACAAGTTCTTTTCGAAGGTTTTCCAACTCAATTTTATCGTGTTCGGATGCGGCCATCTTTGCTTCTAGAACCGCAATCCGTTTAAGTAATAGGTCTTTAAACATGGTCTTTTTCCTGTTTCAAGAGTCGGTATAGACTCTTGTCATGATGCTTCTGCTTACCATTATATAGATGTTCATTATTCGTTTCACGATTTTTACGAAATTTAGTTCTTTCGGGTTTCTGAAACTTCTTGCCACCAGACAACATATTTATTACTCTCCTAGAAAATTATATCTGCAAATCCGAGTTCTACCAACTTCTCTGCGGACATCCAAACATCGCTCGGATTCAATAGTTTGGTTTGTACATATTCTTCAGTCAATCCACTAGTACGTGATAACTCTACAACCATGCGATAATTGATCCGGTCAATCTCTTCAGTATATGCTTTCATGTCATGGTACTTGCCCATGTACTCATGATTGAATTGATGAATCATGATGCTAGTGTTTCTGGCAATTGCTCGTTTACCTAATGTACCAGCAGCGAATATCATAAATGCCGAACTCATTAGATTACCCATGCCGACAGTTGCAATAGGTATAGGAGAAGTCCTCATCACATCTATCAGAGCAAATGCATCCGTTAGGTTACCACCATCTGAATTGATATGCAGTTTCATTGGATGTTCGAGTGATGGTTTTCTAGCACCCATCAGTATCCAACGAATTGCTTTCTCTATACTTTCACCGTCTACATTACCTGTAAGAAAGTGATTGTGGTCATCAAATGTTATTTCTTCAGTTTTTTCCATGCCAAGCATATGCTGTTCTCAATATAGATTTTAAGTCGTGTTTAGGTTTGAATTTAAGGTATTTTTTAGCTAGATCAGTAATAGCAACAAGGCGTGGTGGATCACCTTCACGCTTTTGTCCAAAAGTATAATTGATAGGTATTTTGAGTTCTTCAGTCGCTGCCTGAATTACTTCTAATACTGAATGTCCCTTGCCAGTTCCTAGATTGAATAGAGTTGGTTGATTTACCATTCGTGTCTGCATATATTCGGCAGCAGCAACATGGGCATCAGCAACATCCGAAACGTGTACATAATCCCGAATACATGTACCATCTGGTGTTCTGTAATCTGAACCATTGATAACGAAGTTATTTAGATTTTGAAACATTACTGGAATCAAGTGAGTCTCTGGATTGTGTCTCTCACCCATCTCACCATCTGGATCAGCACCAGCAAGATTGAAGAACCTAAAGATAATATGGTTCATCGTTGAATTACGAATTGCACATTCCGCAGCATACTTGCTATTGGCATACGGATTGTTTTCTGCTATTTGGTCCTTTTCTGAGAGGTCCGTTCCAGTAGAATGATAAAGACCGGCAGTAGAAGAATAAACAATATTCCTAACATTAAATTGCCTCATTATAGTAAGTAGGTTTGTTGTGCCACCCACATTAACATCCCAGAACAGTTCTGGATTTTCTACAGATTCGCCAACTTCAATTCGACCTGCTAGATGAAATACCACATCAATCTTTTTGGGTCGTTTAAATGCTCGTTCTAAAAATAAATCTCGGATGTCACCAATTAACGCATCATCCCAATAGAGCATATTGCGTGGAGATTTTATATCATAGCAATATGTTGTATAACCTGCTTTTTTTAATGCTTTTGCTAAATGACTACCAAGATAACCTGCACCACCTGTCACCAATGCTGTTCTCATGCATCTCTTTCCGATAGAATAGGATTTTTAATAGGCCAAAAGAAATCATGCATTGGATCATTCCACTTGATTGTGAACTGTGATTCACGGTCATAGTATTCACTTAACTTATAACTAAACACCGCTTCATCTGACATGACCAAATGACCGTTACCAAACTTTGGTGGTATCAGCAATTGATGCTTGTTACGATCTGACAATGTAGTGGTAAACCACTGATTGTATTGTAATGAATCTGGATCACGATTAATAATAACCACATGAATAGTACCATACAAACAAGTCACAAGTTTGGTTGTTTTATTATCACCATGAATACCACGAAGAACATGTTTGCGTGATGTGGAAATACTATCTACGACAAATGGATAAGATATCTCATCACGATATTTTGTATCATTGTAAGATTCAAAGTTTGTGCCACGAAAATCTTCATGCACAACAGGCTGAATCATTCTTACACCATCAAGTGGCATGTCAAATACTCTCATATTATGCTCCCACGATTGTTATACCGGGTCCAACAACATGTTCAGTTATACCTTTTTGTTTCCAAGGAAAACCATTTGGATAATTTTTCTCATTCTCAGCATTACCTTTGTCAAAGAATTCCTTGTTGACAGAGTTTCCATTACCATCTAATCGATAGTTCAGTGAATATTCTTTAGAACATGCAAAGTTTGGAAAGTATTGTTTCAATGCACCAAAGAACTGGCGATCCGCACCCCACTGACCATACCATGTTTGACCCACACGGATAGCAATATCACGTTTCACCATGAATGATGAGGTATCAATATGATACTGATCTTTGTTGAAATAGATTGGCCACTTGCCCAGTGATTCGCAGTTATCTTCACACAAGAATTCACCATCTTTGTCAACAATATTTCTTAGTGAGTATGCCCAATCAGCACCGCCTTTGATTTTTTCAACCAGTGTTTCAACGTGATTAGGCTCCAACCAGTTGTCCTCATCAAGATAACAGATAACATCAGCATTGACAAGAAAACCACATGCAGCATATACACGATGACCATACCAACCTTTACCAACGTTCTCTTCAAGACGGACGGTTCGAACTTTTGGCGCACAGACAATATCTTCATATACCGAATCAGAGTATTGGTTACCATCGATATAAATGTAATGTACTAAATCTTCATATGTTTGTTTATTAACCGAATCAACGCACTGTTTTAGTGTCTTTGATCCGATTGTCGGCGTTACGACTGCTACTTTCATGTTTCACCTTTTTCTTAAAAATTGCATCCCAGTTAGCATTAAATTTTTCCATCGGTACTTCTATTGGTCGTGGTTTTGATCCCTTACTCATAAGTTTATATCTGGAAATGCTTCTCTCACTAAAGCCGCAGTTAGACCTTTTACTTTAAATTTATTGCGAATCAAATCAGCAAGAATGGCCGCTTCATCTTTATGAAGTGCTTCTAGTATAACTTGAAGTTGTGGTGTTGTTTTTTCGGCCGTAAATTCTTTTGGACGATTAGGATGATTCTTCATAAACCGATACATTTTGGGCATTTCCGTATCAAGATATGCATAATTCAAACCGGCAGGTTCTACTGCCGGTCGGTACTTGTATGGTAATTGAATATCCCACTCAACATTAGGATTCAACGCTAGTTCCAAAAAGAATCGGAATCTAGGATCGTCATTTCTACGGAGAACATCTATCTTCTCTGCTTTTGTTGGTACAGCCGTAAATTCTTCCAGTATTTCGGAATATAGTTTTTCAGAACTCATCAATAATTTCCAATAGGTTTTTCAAGCGGTTAGCAATCATATAATTCATAAAAACCTGCCTTGTTTTAGCAGTGGTACTTTCATATGTATCTATAATAGTTTTCTGCAACGATTCGGGTATTAAAGTTAGATCAATCAATAATTCATTTCGTTTGTAATTCCGAAGCATATCTTCATTGCAGAATTCTTTTGGTTCTTGATTCAACCAAACGATAATCTTTGCTTCGGTAATAGGTTTCTGACGACCACCTTCTGTAAATACAACATCAGGCGACATAATATTTGGAATGCCATCACCTTTATCACCACGAATAATCATCTGCTTCAACTGTACAGATGGCAAAGGTTCTTTGATGAACTTTTTAAGTATTGGTGAGAATTGTTCCACATTAGGAAACTTCTGCAACTGTGCAAAGTCTTTATCTGACGAAAGTATCATCACTTTACCGTGAGCCGCATATTTCATCGTCAATACTGCAATTATATCATCTGCTTCGGCGGTGTCAACATCAATCACTTTATAAGGTGAATATAGTTTCAATTCTTCTTTGATTTTATGTAGACATTCAAAGATAGAATTCCAATCATGACCAGATGCATCACGACTTTTCTTACGTGATGCTTTATATTGTGGAAAAAAGTCACGGCGCCAGTAATTCCGATTGTCACATGCAATCACAACTTCCGGTCCGTGCGTCTCTTTGAATTTCTTCACGTAGGTACGAATCACATTTAAAATCATATGACGTACCAAATTTTCTTCCACAGGTTTCTTGGAAGAACCGATCTGTTCCATAAGTGACGAGATTGCCACTTGATTAAAGTCAAAGATTATCATTTCACTGTTCTCAATAGAATTGTATCATTATTAATTCGGCCTGTCAACCTTCCTTCAGCGGCACGAATATCAGTTAATATATTACGTAATGCAACTTTACCTGCGTTTAACACTTCATTCATTCTTGTCGTTGTTGGTACACGAATCGTTTTACAAATTGATTTACTTTCGGCAAAATTTTGTATCGTTGAACCTTTAATACCTAGTCCAGCAGCATCAAGAGCAATGTAAACACCAAGTTTACGTGTTTTGGTATTGTACACCCACAATTGATTTGCACCGACAATTGTTTTTGGATCAACAGATACTAATTTCAGTTCAGCAAAATCTTTGGCATAATTCATTTTGCTTACCAACTGTTCTGCCGATTTCACTTTGCGTTTTCTTGGCTTACGAGACTTCACCGCTTCACCAGCAAGTTTCATGCCGTCAAGAATTACCTGATCACAATATGCCACTAGTTTCTTTAGTTGCACTTTTGTAAAGTTGGAATATCCTTCTTTCATAACCGAATCTATAGTTGTCAAAACTTCATCATATTCTGCACGGCGTGTTTTAAAATGATCTATTACAAATTTAGTATGAGCACCTTTTATTTCTAAAGTGTTCATTATTGCATAAGGTGAAACATTAGCAGAAAACTTGGTAACTATCAATTCGTCAATTTGGCCTTCCAACTCTCCGATACATTCACCCGCTTTCCGTTTGATATGATCTTGAATTGATACAACATTTGTAACTTTGGCAACTTTTGCAACAGGTTGTTTTGCATTTTTCAGTTCCTCAATAGTATCTTCAAACCACTTGGTATTGGAATCGTTTAGGACGCCTCCTAGACTGACAATCCGACAGATGTACCCGAAGGTAGGAGCCTGTGATTTTAAACCCTCAGGTGCTTGGATTTTAAGTTTCTTTTTGAAGTATTCGGTAGCGTATTTTGTTGCATCTTTACTATCACGATTTTGAGCGTACCAACTCAGCGTTTGAGTTAGTTCTGTTTGTGACAACTCACCCGAAAACTTGGGTTCTTTGTTATTTGATAAGATTGCTTTAATGTCAATTGATTTACTCATAATATCCTCAGACACATATTTAGTTCAGGATTCAGCATCATAACATAAATAGACCGTGATTGTCAAGTATTGTCTTTTTTGAACTTTTTTATGTTTCCTATACGAAAGATTACTAAAAGGATAAATGGATCCAATTACCCTCTTTGCCCTTGCGAATGGTGCAGTTGCTGCCGTAAAGCAAGGTTGTAAACTCTACAAAGAAATAGCATCCGCAGCAAGTGATGTTAAGGGTATTCTTGGTGACCTTGAGTCACAATTCAAATCTGCCCACAAAGATCGTCCTCCTACCGTTGCTGAACATAATCAGTACGTCCAAGAAAAAAATCGTGTAATTGAACTTAGTAAAAAACAGCCTGACGATATCTATACAGCAATTGGTGAAAGTTTAGGTGCATACTTTGAAAACATGGCAACTTGCATGGCCATTTTTGCAGAAGAAGAAAGTCACGCATATGAAGTTTATGAAGGTCCGCATAGTGTAGGTAAACGTGCATTATCCAGAGTTTTGATGCAAACCAAACTTCAAGCAATGCAAGCAGAACTACGTGAAATCATGGTATATCAGTGTCCTCCAGAATTAGGTGCTTTGTATACTAAAGTTGAAGCAATGATGGAAAAAATTCAAGAGGAACAAGGTATTGCTATTCGTATTAAAATGCAAAAGGAAAGAGAAGCAGCAATACGAAAAACAAAACGAATCAATAAAATTAAATGTGAAGCATGGAAATACGGAATAGGTTTAACTTTTACAATTTATATCATTTGGTTAATTTGGGCAGTTGTTCAGATACGAATAGAACATTCGCCAGAATTAGGTCGCTGCTTATTGCCTAAAGGTGGTTGGTTATATGAAAAGTACAATAATTTAAAATGGATTGACTGTGAAATTGAAAAGAGACCCTAAGGTCTCTTTTGTTTAACGATTTGCGATGTACATTGTGATTTCAAAACCAAAACGCATATCTTGTGCTGTAGGGGTAGTCCACTTCATAGTTTTCTCCTTGGTTTGTACTGCTGTACTATTTAATCATTTCTCATCGGGATTGTCCTCAGTATTTTCATTAATCTTTGCTAATGACCACGAACCATCGCCTCTATCAGTCCACTTCAGAGTATCACCAGGTTTCCATCCTGCTTCTTCCATCACTTCATCAGGAAACTCAATGAAAAGGTCATCATCATCAATCATCTGCTTAACTTCTAATATCCAAGTTTTTGTCATAATATAGAATTTGGAGCGGGATGCCAGAATCGAACTGACAACGTAAGATTGGAAATCTCAAGTTTTACCATTAAACTAATCCCGCATTGTTTATTTAACTAATATTTCTTTCGGTTCGTTCGTATCGCCATTTGGATATCTATATGCGATAAATCCATCAGAATCAACATATGAACAACCGTCCCAAAAATATTCTTTGCCTTTGAAGTATGCAATTCGTTCATCGGTGTATTCGTTGACATCGATATTTGTGGTGCCGAGAAACTTCTGCCAATTATCATCGGCGTGTTCCGCAACTTTGGTTGCTTGAGTTTCATTATCCGCTTCAACAACATACACATTACGATATGTCATCAACTGCTCAACGATATACTTAGGCATTGGCAGACTCCACTGAAAGTTTCACCGCCTTTACAGAATCCCAACGGAATGAACGCCAATCTTCAACATCAGTATCAAATACCGCAACTGCATCAAAACTAGCCGAACGACCTACACCAGTAGTTTCAGGTAAATATTCTTCCAGCAATGTGCAGTTCATCACACGCTCGGTACCATCTTTTTTAGTGAAAGTAACTTCAACAATACTTTCTTCTAAATTTGCCAATAACCACTTACGGCTTTTCTTTGCTTCTTTTGATTCACCAACAAAAATATTTTCACTCATAATTTACTCCGCTAGGTTAGAAAATGCTGCTTTCACTTTTTCTTTAAAAACACCGCCTGTTACATAATCCAAATACTCAGTCCACCACTCATCCGACTTTTCTGTCTTGCGTAAAATACAACCTGACATTCCAGTACCAACCATATTTTTAATATACACAACAGGATCCGCTAAAATTGCTTCAAATGAATCTTCGAACGTAGGAGCACCCTCTTCATCGGACGTAAAAAACGCCAAATGAAATTTATCACCCATTTCCGACGATTCTATCGGTTTGGCATCTTTCATTTCATCTTTAAAAGAGAAAAATGCCAGTTTCATGTTATATTCAAAGTCCTCATAATCAGGAACAAAGTAAAAACCGTCGTATTTCTCTTCACTAACGTCGGGATTTTCAATTTTTACTTCGGATTCTGCTTTTTTATTAAAAAATCCCATAATTTTTCTCTATTTTTTGTTTTTCGGACGCACGATTGTAAAAAATTACACTGGATTTTTCGACTCTCATCGAATATTTCGGTGTCATCAAGTCTTTTGCAACAAAATTACGTGGTTTTTTCAGTTTTTTCGTTTTCATCGACATACTCCCACATTCTTACATGAAAATGATTACCGCAAGAGTCGATTTCTCTCTGCGGATAACCGTTCTTTAGCATCCATGCAGTGCAATCACCGTCAACCGACTGATCATACACTTTAGGAAAGCCATACTTCCAACCCGCTGGTGGGTCAATCCACATTTTTGTATTCATAATGTATTATTGCATAGAAATTTTGAATTGTCAAGCGTTGCAACAGTTGTAATTGGCGGAGAGTACAGGACTCGAACCTGTGCGCCTCTTTCGAAACGGCGGATTAGCAATCCGGTGCATTACCACTCTGCCAACTCTCCGTTGTTTGGCCTCGGTGTACGGACTCGAACCGCAACGAACGGTTTTGGAGACCGCTATGCTGCCATTACATCACACCGAGCATTGTAAACTTAAAACTAGTACACTGTAAACTTAAAATCTTTATACT